GGTTGGAGGAAACGCAGAAAGCGGTAAACAACTTCGACAACGCTTCTTCGATAATCTCCCATCATTTAAATCTCTTAAAGATAGAGTTGGACGAGCGTCGTCAAAGGGATGGGTCAAAGGTCTAGATGGCCGCAAGCTTTTCATTCGCTCTGAGCATTCGGCACTCAATACTCTGTTGCAAGGCGCTGGTGCTATTGTCATGAAGCAGGCGGTGGTGATCTTTAACGACAAGATCAAAGACCTTGATGCCAAGTTTGCCTGTAATGTTCACGATGAATGGCAGGTTGAAGTAGAGGAGAGTATTGCAGAGCAGGTAGGCCAGCTTGGTGTTGAAGCTATCCGAGAGGCCGGTAAGGTTCTTAAACTACGGTGCGATCTGGATGGAGAATACAAGATTGGAAACAACTGGGCTGAAACACACTAAGTTAATCTCTCATAGCATTAGGCCCGACGAGTCCTCAAGCAGCATCGAAGACCTCGTTGCCTACTGCGCCCGAGTCAGTAACCCAAGCAACCAGAACAACAGTAAGACGGCCCCACGGCTTATCAAATATCTTATGAAACATAAGCACTGGTCACCGTTTGAAATGGCCAGTGTTGGTATTGAGATCAAGACCACTAGGGACATTGCTCGTCAGATACTGCGGCACCGGAGCTTCAGCTTCCAAGAATATTCGCAGCGGTATGCGGACCCAACACAAGACTTGAACTTCGTTCATCGTGAGGTTCGGCTTCAAGACCCTAACAACCGCCAGAATAGTATTGAAGTTGAAGATGACTTCCTTGATCTTTCTTGGCAACACCACCAACTCAATGTTCGTAAGGCTGCAGCAGAAGCCTATGCCTGGGCAACAAAGAATGGTATCGCCAAGGAAGTTGCAAGGAGTGTGTTGCCAGAAGGCTTAACCGAATCAGTGTTGATGATGCATGGGACTGTTCGCTCTTGGCTCCATTACATCGAAGTAAGATCTGATATCTCTACTCAGAAAGAGCATAGACAAATTGCTGAAGAGTGTGCTATAATTATTGGACACTTGATGCCAAAGTTTATGGAGATACATAATGAAAAAGGGTAAGAACATTGTCTTTCAAGATGGTGAGTGGTGGTATGTGGGATGCTCTGATGGCGGGCGTCGCCGCCTGTCGTCGCATCGTCGAAAGAACCGCAAGCGGATGTTTATCGATGGTAAATACGTTAAAGTCTCTCACCCTCTTCATCGCCCCGGACGCTATGAAGACTTTGAGGACGCTGCCTTTGCGGCTCTTAAAAATTATAGTCGCAACTCTCAAGGCCAAATATATATCATTTCAAACCCCAACTTCGAAGGATGGGTAAAGGTCGGTATGGCCGTAGACGCCGAAGACCGCCTCAAGAAGTATCAAACATCTAGCCCCTTCCGCGACTACGCTTTGAATTACAAGTTTGATACCAATGATCGTAGGGCCGCAGAGGTGGCTGCACACGACGCCCTCCACGCTCGTTTTGAATCCAGCGGTGAGTGGTTTAAGTGCAGCCCCTTACAGGCGTGGTCAATTATTGCTAACGTGGTTCGCCGCGCTGATCAGAAGGCAGCATGAAAAAACTAGATACTCTTATTTCAGATATCTATTTGATGCTTGACGGCCTCTCTCACGGGAAGCCGTTAAGTATTAATGAGTCTGAGCTGGATACAACCCTAGAGAACATCAAACAAAGTATCCTTGAGTGGTCAAATCCTTCTGAGCGTAACAAAGCATTTACGCTCCGCATGTCTAACATTGGACGGCCTTTGCGTCAGCTCTGGTATGATAGTCGCGCTGAAGCAACAGCCCATATCCCGCAGCCGCATGACCAGATCAAGTTTCTATATGGTCACTTGCTTGAAGAGATCGTGTTGATGTTAGCACGGGCCGCAGGCCACGCTGTTACCGACCAACAGAAAGATGCAATGGTTGAAGACATTAGCGGCCACATGGATGCTAAGATTGATGGGGAGGTTGTGGATGTTAAGACTGCATCACGTTTCGCATTCACTAAGTTTAAGAACGGTACCTTGCTGGATGACGATCCTTTTGGCTATCTCGCTCAGCTTGCAGGGTACGAGGCTTCAGAAGGAACCAGTGCTGGCGGCTTCTTGGTTATCAACAAGGAGAACGGCGAGCTTTGTTTATATCGGCCAGATGATTTAGAAAAGCCCAATGTAACTGAGAAAATAAATAGCATTAAAGAATCATTAAGTATTGACGAGTTGCCAGTGCGTTGCTATCCTACTATTGCAGATGGCAAATCAGGCAACATGAAGCTGCCTAAAAACTGTGTCTTCTGCCCCTATAAGTTTGAATGTAATGCGGATGCTAATGAAGGCCAGGGCCTACGAGTCTTCAAGTATTCCAACGGCCCCGTATACCTTACCGATGTTGTTAGTCCTCCGCGAGTAGAAGAGATCACCGATGAATTCAAAAAAGATGAAGAGGATCAATAGGCATGTGGCTGACCTACTTGTACTATGGATCAAGAGTCTATTGAACGAAGAAGAAGCTAAGGGCGTAAGCCTTCAGAACTATAGGCAACTCATGCCCGATCAAACCCATGTTTTCCTTCAAGGCAAACTAAGCTTGAGTGCTTACTCCGAAAAATGGATGCGAAAGAAACTCAAGAAACTTGTTACTCTTTACCCAGACAGGACTGTTGAGTCCTTTGGATTACAGGATGTATCAAGAGCTTGAAGATCACGACTACCCCCTTGAAGTCCTAATTATAGGAATGGCACAATTATTATCAACAGGCTTAGACGTAAATTCTATAGATTCCTATTCGCTGCTAAAGCTGCGGCAGGCGGTAGACAATCAACTAGAATTATTAAAGGCGAGAATACATTGAAGATTCGTAATGGCTCAAGAAAGCCTCGCATAAAGCGCCCCGTCGAAAAAGACTTAGTTACTGGCTATGATTCAAACTTTGAGTATGAATTGCACCGGGGGGTTTTGAAGACCTGGGACTTTCACTCAGAGACAGTTGATTATATTATTGAACATACTTACCATCCTGACTTTGTCAAAGAGGTTGATGGTAAGACAATCCTGCTTGAAGCTAAGGGCCGATTCTGGGACAATGCAGAGTTCAGTAAATATATTTGGATCGACAAAGCTCTGCCAGATAACTACGAACTTGTATTTCTTTTTGCCGAGCCTAATGCACCCATGCCACAGGCTAAGCGTCGCAAAGATGGAACAAAGCGCAGCCATGCTGAGTGGGCAGACTCCAAAGGATTTAAGTGGTTTAGTGAGTTTAGTTTTCCTGAGGAGTGGCAATGATTGACCGGAAGCAAGAACGAATCGAACGGTTTCAACGCAAGAAAAAGAAAAAACAGCAACCGGCCCCTAAGCCTAAGAAAGTTATCAGGCACTACAAAAACTTAGAAGATTACTACGAGGACGATGAATGAAAGATCAACACGGGATGGACGTTTACCAACAGTACATTCACAAGAGCCGCTATGCTCGTTATATTCCTGAAGAACAGCGGCGTGAAAGCTGGCCTGAAACCGGAAACCGATATAGCAATTACTTCAAGGATAAAGGGCTGATTGATGAAGCCGAAGCTAAGCGGATCACTGACGCTATTCTAAACCTTGAAGTGATGCCTTCGATGCGGGCACTCATGACGGCAGGTAAAGCTCTAGACCGTGACAACGTGGCGGGCTTCAACTGTAGTTATATTCCTATTGACCATCCTCGTGCTTTTGATGAAATGATGTACATCCTTATGTGCGGAACGGGCGTAGGGTTTTCAGTGGAGCGGCAATACATTACGAAGTTGCCTGAGGTTGCTGAAGAAATGCATCCCACCGAAACCGTTGTCTATGTTGTTGATAGCAAGATTGGGTGGGCCAAAGCTTTTAGGGAACTAGTCACCCTGCTATATGCTGGCCAAGTCCCAACTTGGGATGTGTCTGGTGTGCGACCCGCTGGCGCCCCACTCAAGACCTTTGGTGGTCGTGCGTCTGGCCCTGAGCCGTTGGTGGACCTGTTCAAATTTACGGTCGATGTTTTCAAGAATGCTGCAGGCCGTAAGCTCAGCTCCATCGAATGCCATGATCTTTGCTGCAAGATTGCACAGATTGTTGTAGTTGGTGGCGTCCGCCGCTCTGCCCTAATCTCTTTGAGTAATTTGACTGATGATCGTATTCGGCGGGCTAAGCACGGCTCTTGGTGGGAGACTACCCCTCACCGTGGCCTTGCAAACAACAGCGCCTGTTACACTGAGAAGCCTGACTTCGAAGCCTTTCTGAACGAATGGGTCAGTCTTTATGAATCTCGCTCTGGTGAGCGTGGTATGTTCAGTCGTGTCGCCAGTCAGAAACAAGCAGCCAAGAATGGGCGCCGTGATCCTGAGTGGGACTTCGGAACAAATCCATGCTCTGAGATTATCTTGCGCCCCAACCAGTTCTGTAACCTGAGCGAAGTTGTTGTGCGGCCCAACGATACCTACGAAACTCTATTGGACAAGGTAGAGATTGCAACCATCATTGGTACGCTTCAAGCAACGCTGACTGACTTCCGATACTTGCGAGCCGTCTGGCGCCGCAACACCGAAGAAGAAGCTCTGCTGGGCGTTAGCCTAACCGGCATCCTTGATCATCCCGTACTGTCCGGTAAGAAGGCTAAGATGGACGGTAAGACTTTGCCTGAGATTCTGGAAGGCCTTAAGCAACACGCCGTAGAGATTAATGCTGATTGGTCTCAACGCCTTGGCATCAACCAAAGTGCAGCCATCACCTGTGTTAAGCCCAGCGGCACAGTGAGCCAGTTGGTGGACAGTGCTTCAGGGATTCATGGACGCTTTGCTGAGCATTACATTCGGCGGGTGAGGGCTGACATGAGAGACCCTCTGTGTGGAGTCTTGGAAGCCGCTGGAGTGCCTTCTGAGGTGGATGTTATGTCCCCAACCACTAAGGTCTTCTCTTTCCCCAAGCAGGCCCCAGGGAATGCTGTGTTCGCTTCAGACCAGACGGGTGTTGAGCAGCTTGAAATATGGGATGCCTATCAGAAACATTGGTGCGAACACAAGCCA